TCTTGTATTTTGATGATAGTCATTGTTGTTATCCTTTGTTAGTTGTTATGAGTAGTTCGAATCGTTCACCGGCGAGATCAGAACCGCAGCACCGGCAAAAATGAATTGAAAAGTCATCTATTTTATTGCCAGCTGTTATCCAGCTATTAGGGTGTTCTTCTTGTATTTCGTCCATAGCCTTCTCTATATCTGCTATTCTTTGTTCACTCTCCTCTTCGGAATAGTAATAATCAAATGGTGATAGATCTCCTGTTGAATAGATGTGACAGTCGTAACACACTGGTATTATTGTCTGTTGTATAGTCATTGTATTATCCTTGTTGTTTGTTGGTTAGATTATTGTTTCCATAAATTCGCGGTCTGTTAGTTTGTCGTTCTTCTTTTCTTTCCACTCTTCATCCTTGCCGTTGACATCATAGTACAGGTCTAAGGTAAAGTGTTCAATGATGGTAGTGATAGGCTCGTAGCCGTCGTCCATATCTTCTTCTTCTTCTTCTTCTTCAATGTAGTATGAGTATATCTCACAAGGTCTAGTATCCTGTCCTTTGTACGTTTCGAAGGTCTCGCAGTTCTTATAGAAGATAGCCACATATCCTTCGTCGCATGTCTCTCGCTGTATTATTATTGCTTTGATCTCACCGTACTTGTAACCTGCTGAAACTTGTTTGAGTTGTTCAATGGTTGCTTGTTTGATTTGTTGCTTATTCATTGTATTATCCTTTGATGAGTAGTGAGATATGCCAGTCGTTGGCTATCATTTGTTGTAATTGTTTTGCTAAGTGTTGATAGTCTAGGTTGAGTACTAGATGATTATTGATGCGTGAGACTAGTAGGTAGTAAGGTGACTCTCTTGGTAGTTGGCTCTCTTGGTATCGGTCTATCAGTATATTGATATGTAGGTTGATGCGTCGATACGCCTTTATATTGGGTATCATTGTTTGATTATCCTTTGTTGTTGGTTGTTGTTAGTAGTGTATACAGTATATGATGATAGAATAATATATGTCAAGGATTATTTTAATTTATTTCATATCAACAACAACAAGACAGTAGTCAAGCGTAGAGAGGACGGGGATAGTATGAGCATACAACAATACCAATTATAAAATCAACATTCAAATAAACCTACATCAACTGTAAACAATAACGCCAAAGCAAAGCATACAATAATCTAGATATGATAGGGATATATCAATGAGGATAGAGGAAGATATGTCTAGGGATACGATATAATGGGGTATATCTCTGAAAAAGTAATGAATAGAACAGGGATTTTATTTTGGGACATATAAGGATAAGGGAAAAGGGCTTCAGCACTGCTCAGATGTTCAGTGGAACGCATGTTCAGTGTTGGTAGGAGGGGTCCTCCCCCAACTTTTGCTTTCCTCCTACGCAGTAGTACCCCCAAAAAATTCCAGTAAAAATTTGCTAAGGCTGCTATAAAATGTGATAGCGTAGTTATAACTAGTAAGCGGGTTTAGTTATGAATGATAAGAAGTTGATTGATTTGTATATGGATGAGTTGGTGCTATTGTGCGGTTCTCACCGAGATTATCACATATACGTATATAATAAAGTTAAGTATGCTAACAGTGTACCTCATTGGATAAAGGGCAAGGTGTTTGACTTAGGGTTGGTGGTTGCACATTGTGAACATCATAGAGGTAATATAAGTGATACACAGCGTTTAGTAGTGGAAGAAATACCGAGGCAGGGAAGAAGGAAGGCCAGGTATTTAAAGAGTTACCATTGGTTTGAGAAGCATCAGTTAACAGGGGTTAGTTCTATATCTTGGTTTGTGGGAGAAGAAGATGTTGGCGATAGTGGGTCAGAAGAAGATACCATCAAAAAAGAATAATATGGGTATCCGTCATAACCGTATGTACAAGCCTAAAGAGTTACAGGAGTTTGAGGATTATGTTGGATGGCTGGCCAATCAGAGTATGGCTAAGTGTGGCTGGGTAACTACGGATGAGCCTGTAAGTATGACGGTGGAGGTGGTGTTTGGTGATAAGAGAAGAAGGGATATACAGAATTGTTTTGGGAGTGTATGTGATGCGCTTAATGGTATAGTGTACAAGGATGATAGTCAGATACGTCGCATAGTTGGTAGCAAGAGTTACGAGAAGGGTGTGTGGTCGTTTAAGATAGAAGTTAAAGTATTGGAGTAGGTATGCAAAAGATTATATACGGTTCAGTAGAGCCACCGTTGTTAAAAAAGGTTCGTGATGCTGGTTTTGTTACGTTTACAGGTGACAGAGATTATGATTTAAATATAATAGCGTTGCGTAGTACGAGTACAGAGGCGAATAGTTTTGATGACAGGATTTACTGTATTCATAAGGAAGATGGTAGATGGATAGAATACAACTTTCCTTGTACGACAGATCCGGGTCAGTATCATTTGAATAAGCCAAGTAGGGTGCAGGGTACTGCTATATTGGTTCATCCTCAACAGTGTAGAGGAGTGTACAAGTTAGATTTACATAGAGGCAAGTATCTAGCCCTTTGCCAGCGAAATGGTAAAGTAAAGGTGTGGCGGGATAACAATAAAGATACAGTGCTTGATATGGATGGTACAGAGTATGAGGGGTATTTTGGAATAAACATACACCGTGCTAATGGAAGCAGGAAGATAGACAAGGTAGAGCGGTATAGTGCTGGGTGTACAGTGTTTCAAGATCCGTATGATTTTGACCAGTTTATTGATTTGTGTCAGGATCAAAGGCGGGTCAATGGTTGGGATACATTTACGTATACTATCTTGTTAGGCGATGTATGATTGAAAAGTTACCAAAGAAGATACGTGTTGAGTTAGAGCCTGTATTAAATGATCCGGTTAAGTTCATACAGTTGTTGAAGATACAAGACAAGTATTCTGGTAAGTTGGTAAACTTTACGCCCAACAATGAACAGATAGCGTTGTTGGCTAAGTTAAAGAAGCATAAGAAGGTTATTATATTGAAGCCTAGGCAGATTGGTATAAGTACCGTGCTTAGGGCATATGCGCTATGGAGTACGTATCAGACCAAAGACCCTTTAAAGTTTGGTGTAATTAGTTTCCACGAACGGTCAGCAAAGCATCTACGAAAGATGGACAGTATGATGCACAACTCGCTGCCGAATATATTGCGTAAGAGTCTAAGCATAGACAATAGTACTACACTGGAATTTGCAGGGACCGGCGCACAGCTTTGCTCCTTTACTGCCGGAAGTAAGGGTGGTACCAGATCGTTTACTTTGTCTTCAGTTCATTTGTCGGAGTTTGCATTTTATGATGACGGGGAAGAGATGTTGGCGCAGGTTATCGCCACGATTGGCGAAGGCCAGATTATTATTGAAAGTACTCCTAATAAGCCCGGTGATGTCTTTCATCGCCTTATTATGGGTGCTCCTGAGAATGGCTGGCATCTGATCAGTTATTGGTGGCACGATCACGAAAAGTATAGATTACCAGCACCAAAAGACTTTGAACCAACCGAAGAGGAAAAGTATCTGGTGCGCTCTTATGGTTGTTCATATGACCAGTTAAACTGGAGAAGACAACAAATAGCCACCATCGGATTGGAAAAGTTTCGTAGAGAATATCCGGGCTGCCTAGATGATGCGTTCCATTTTGCTGCTTCTACTTATTTTACCTTAGATGATATACGTGAAATAGAGGGAATACACTTTGATGGAAACGAAAGATTGTACGAAGAACCCCGTGACGATGACGTTTACGCAATCGGTGTTGATGTTGCTGCTGGTGTTGGTGGTGATTACTCTACTATATCTGTTATTTCTATGGCTACACTACAGCCTATTTATCACTATCGTAATAATCTAATTAGTCCTTCTGGATTTGCTGATGTTGTTTTGAAGATAGCACAATGGTTTAATGATGCTCGTGTCTTATGTGAAAGCAATAACCACGGTCACGTTGTCTTATATCGTTTAAGACATATGGGATATAAGAACTTATGGCTAGACCACAATATGAAAGATTGGACAACAACAACAAAATCAAAACTTGATGCTTATGAAACTTTGCGCGAGTATGTAACACAAGGAATGATAATGAAGATGGACGTACAAGTGCTTGCTGAACTAAGAGCATTGGTGGTAACTAAGGTTTGTCCAGAAGCCCCAAGAGGTATGCACGATGACTTGGCTATGTCTCTTGCGTTGGCCTATCGCTGCCTACGTGATATACCAAGGCGCAAATTAACTTTGGCTAGACGTAACTTAATGGATGTGCTAATTTCTGAATCAAGAGCAAAGAAGATTAAAGATCAACCTATACCTTGGAAGAAAAACGTATGAAGCCACGTATCGTTGAAATGTATTACCGCAATCATTCTAAGTATTGGGATGAAGCCAGAGCAGAACTTAGACAATTACGCGCCGCATATATGACACGGTATTGGAATAAACTAGAGGCACCACAACAGGTGGTTATCGAAACGTCCCGTGCTTACGAGTTTGTAGAGGGATACATCGCTTCGTTGTTTGCCCGCTCCCCTTCCGTTGTAGTACAGAGTGATGTGCGTGGTGAAGGTAATGCTCAAATCGTTCAGACGCTGTGTAATAACTTTATGGATAACATACGGACACAGTTAGAAGATGCTTCTCGTTTAGCACTTATCTACCCCAATGCATATTTAAAGTTGATACCCAATGATCATCCAGATCCATTCCAAAGAGTTACTATATGCGCCGTAGCTCCTTGGGATATAATTGTTGATACAGATGCAACAGGATGGAGAGATCAAAAGTTTATTGGACATCGTTATTATTTGACGCTTAAAGAAGCCAGAGATAAATATGGGCCGAAGAAGTTTAGTGCTCATCCGCTTATACGCTTTCTTGATAGAGTAGATGAAGATGACGGCTACAACAAACAAGGTTTAGAAGATAGTGAACCGGAGTTTCAATACGTTGAGATTATAGAGTTTTACGACCTAGTAAATGACAAGATGATGGTCTGGTCCCCTGACTACCAAGATGGAGATAAATACTTGTATGATGGTATTTTGGTGCCAGAAGGAACAGACGAAATAAAAGAAGTTAAGTATAGTGAGATACCATTTAAAGATGCATCGGGGCACCCGTTAAGCCCCATTATACCGTTGTATTACAGTAGGCAACCAGATGTTCCTATGCGTGGTTATTCCGCTTTACGTAGAGTATACGATCAAGTTCAGGAAGTGAACATACTACGTACCTATCAGGCTTCGATGGTTCGTAGAGCTGCGAGACAGTGGGTGGTAGAGGCTGGTGTTTTTGATGCGGAGGCAATGTCAAAATTATCTCAAGGGGTAGATGGGGAATTTATCGAGGTAGAACTAAGCCAAGGACAGACTTTATCAGGGTCTATATCTCCCGTGCCACATACTCCAGTACCTGCCGAACTTGAGCGTTATGTGCAGCAGGTTCAAGATGATTTCGAGCGCGGTTCTGTACTAGCTCCGTTTACAAGAGGTGAATCCTCCCGGGCAACCGCTACAGAGATAACTGCTCTTGCTGCATATTCTTCTTCCGAAATAGGACGTTTAGCCAGAGAGCGAGACAGTGCTATTGAATACATTGCCGAAGTATATATCTCAATAATGAAGTTGTATATTAAAGATGATGGTGATGTTATTATTATTAATGGTATGCCTAAAACAATAAATGTTGATGATATAACAGGTGACTTTAGATTTTATGCAAATGATAGTGGTGCTACTCCAGTATCAGAAGCCGTTAAAAAGCAAGAGTTTTTAGCAGTTATGCCAACACTTGTTGAACTGGGCGTTCCTCTTCCAGAAATACTACAACACTTAGTACGTATGATGGATTTACCGCAATCGTTCTTAGAGGCTTTGGAAGGTGCAGCACAGCAACCTCAGCAAGAACAACCAGCACCAGCACAAGAACAACAAACAACATCTGCTGGTATGCAGGGTCAACCGTCACCGCAAGACATACAACAGTTTTTACCGTAGAGAACTATGCCTATTTACGACTATCGATGTACTGAATGTAACTTAGATCAACAACACATATGTGATTTTGATGAAGCAGATGATATGGTATGCGAAGTATGTGAAGGAAAATTGTTGCGTGGTATATCTTTGTTTGCAAAAACTGTCAACCGCTGGGGTGATTCAAATGGTTACTTTGATCGCGGTTTGGGTATGTATATTGAAAATAGTATGCATCGCGAAAAGGTTATGAAAGAAAAAAACCTACGTCCAGTATCACAAAAGGAACTAGACGATCACCAACAGGTTGTTTACAATGACGGCGCTGAACACGATAAGAAAGTAGAAACATTTCAAAGAGTTAAAAAACAAACTGGTTCTTTTGCTGAAGCAGCAAAGGCCATAACAGGAGAATAAAATGAGTATCCCCACTGATTTACTAGCACAAGCACAAGAGGTTGGTGCAGAACAAGATGTCCTTCGAGAAGCAACTATGATTGTACCAGAAGGCAAGTTTACAAAGAACGCACTGAATCGTTTGGTTAAAGAACTTAATGTTGTACTAGAAATGTTCCAGCAAAGTTATCCAGAGTTTGAAGAGGATATAACAATCTTTCCAGAAGAGTTTGTTACTTCATTGGATATGGTTGCTACTGCTGCCGCTGATGCTGGTGTTGATTTTGAATTAGATATGCAGTCTATTCGTGATGACAGAGACTTAGCAATGGTTGCTGGACAACTACGTAACCTAGCCAAAGACAAAACATTTAAAAAGTTCTTGGAAAGCAACAGCATTATGGGTGACGAAGAAGTTGTTGAAGAAGAAGTGGTAGTAGAAGAACCTATGCCAGAAGATATGGACGCTATGTTTGCAGGGAGAATGTAATGTCTGAAGAAACTACAAATAGCGGTACTGTAGAAGCAGCAGAACAAACAGAAGCCCCAACACTAGCAGAGAATATAGAAGCATCATCCGGTGCTCCACCAATACAAGATGAATATGAACAACGTGTAGAAGCAATACTCAAGCATCATGAAAAAACCAAAGCACATAACAATGCTGTGGCAGAACAAGAGCAAGAAACAAAAAGACGCTCTTACGAAGATATGAAACTCCAAGAAGGCGAAAGTTGGGATAGCATATTTAATTCACAGCCAGAAGATGTTCAAAGAGCAATGGGTTCTTTACGTGCTGATTATACTCGTAAGATGCAAGCACTATCTCAAGAGCGTAGGAAAGTAGAAGATTTACAATCTAGTCTTACTAACTCAGAAGCATTTAAAGCGTTGCAGTCACAGGCTCAAGCAGCAGCAGCAGAAGGACAAGAGTTTGATCCTTTCGATAACAAGAGTATGGAAAACTATATCAACTCACTTGTTGCTCAGAAACTGCAGGCTGTATTAGAACCGATGTATCAAGAGCAAATGAAAGCACAATCGAATCGTAAAGTAGATGACTTTATGAATGAGCATCCAGAATTGCGCACAGATGAAGGCTTACGAAAAGAAGTTTATGAGTTGTTAAAGTCAGATGATAGCCTAAACCTAGAACAAGGTTATTGGATAGTATCAGGTAAGAGAGCAAAGCAAAGCGCACTGCAACAACAACAGCAACAAAAACAGCGCAAGGAAATAAATCGACAGGTAGCCGCACGTATTGGTAGTGGCAAAAAGTCGGGTATGACCGCACCTCCCGAAGGTACAAAAATGTCTGCACAAGATATATATGAGTATTTACTTGCACAAAAGAAATAATTTGTGTATTAAATTAGTGTGCCATAAGACCCTCTAAAGGATACGCTGACGGCACCGCCCCGAACACGGACACGCGCAATACAAAAATATAATCTTATTTTATGGTGAACGATATGGGTATCCAATATGATATTCTGGCGTCGACCCTACGTATTTTGCGTGATCGAGAGGTTGACAATACATTTCGTACTATACCGCTACTTGAAGCAGTTCAAAGAGCCGGTAATGTCGAGATGGTAGACGGTGGTCAAAAAGTAGACCATCCTGTAATTCTTGCTGAACATTCTAACATTACACAATTATCAACAGGTTATGAAAGCGTTAATCTAGCCGTTAAAGATGCACTTCGTACTGCTTCTTTTGACTGGTGTGATTTTGTGGCTCCTGTAGTTATTACTGAGAAAGAACAACTTAGTAATAAGGGTAGCCGTGCAATCATTCGTATTGCTGAAGCGCGTCTCAAATCTGTTATGGGTATGTTGAAACGTGAATGGTGTAAGCAAACTGTAACTGGTAACTCAACAGTACTAGGTGAACTCAATACACTGAATGGTGAAGGGGTTAGTGCTGCTGGTGCTTGGGGTGCTGCAACTACTAGTGCTAATTTAAATGGATTTTTAAATCGACAAGCCTTTGGTTTGCAAACAACCAATACTGTTGGTGGTATTTCTAAAAATACTTATTCATCTTCTTGGCAAAATCAAATGGCAGATGCTGGTGGTGCTTTTGGAACTACTGGTGCTGGTTTAAAAGCAATGAGTAATCTTATGATTAATACTCAAATTTATGCTCCAGAAGGCGAAATAGATATTATTCTTGCTTCTCCAACTTCTTACGAATTGTATCGTAATGAGTTAACAGATCAAGAAAGATATACTTCTGCTGAACAAACCAAAGACATTGTAGGTAAACTTATCCTTATGTACAATGGCGCATCAATGTATATTGATAATGGTCTTGGATTTACTACTTATGCTGGTGCTAAACCAGTGTCTATGTACTTCTTGAACTCTAAACTATTTACAGTTTATTTCGATAAAGATGCTCACTTTGAAATGAGTGATATGGAACGTATCTCAGGATACGCTGCTGCATCTTCTAACATTATGGTTCGTACACAGTTGGCCGCAAGTCACCTTGCCGGTTTGGGTGTGTTACTGAATGCGGAGGCTTAATCATGGCTACTAATACTTTATTACAATACTTACAGTCGGATGATGGTGACGGTAACGCTTTTACAAGTCTGTTTTCTAATCGTCAGCAAGTAGAAAGGTTTATTGCTCAAGGCGCTATTGCCGTGGGTGATGTGGTTGCTTTTTCATTTGCAAATGGAGATAACCCCGGTTCTGCTGTTTTAAACGTTGTTAAAGCAACAGCTGATAAGCATTGCTTTGGAGTTGCGTTAACTGCTGCAACTGCAGCAGGTGATGAAATTAATGTTGTTATTGGCGGTGTCGCTGAAGCTAATGTGGCTGGTAAAAATAATGCTGGAAATACTGGTATTTCATCTGGAGATTTTCTTTGCCAAGGTGATGATGCAGGTACTTTCTATAAGTATACAGCCGGTGCTGATGCTGGTGTTGATGCTATTGCTGTTGATGACAAAACATCTGCTGCTTCAGAGGCTGCTGCAATTAAGACAGTAATTCTTATTAAAAAGTTCTAAAAACCCTTATGGGGTCTGCCCGCCCCGCAACGGGCAGTTTGTTTTAATGGGAGGTTGGTATGAAACTATCTGAAATCCGTGAATATATCGGTAACATATTGGATTACCAACCTTCTATTACTTCTTATCAAAATCAGTTAAACGACATAATAAACGAGAACTACTTTAAACTATTTTCTGAGAAACCATTTACGTTTGCACAGAAACAAGTTTTAATAAACGCAAATGCTGATGTAAGTATAAGCATAGGTGTTACACAAAATAGTGCATCTATTACAAGTACGGGAAATTTGTTTGTAGATAGTATGGCTGGACAAGTCATTGATATAGACGATGTAGAATATACTATTGCTTGGGTTGCGGGTACTGGACAAGCCTATTTAACTAGTAATTATACTGCTAGTACTGGAACTGTTAGTGCAACAGTAAAGTTTCGTTATCTTGATATGCCACAAGATTGCGTAGAGATTATGCAAGTCCTTAAACGGTCTATGCAAATGACACCTGCAGAACCCGGACGTATGGTTCCTGTTACACGGTATGAAGATGAGTATTGGAATCTACCATTAAACGAAGTTAATATACCGAACTACTGGGTTCCTTTTGATGATTATTCATTAGTACCACCAAAAGCACCAACAATAACTATTACTACTAGTGGTGCTGGTCGTGGCGCAAGAACGCTTGAGTTTGCTGTATCATATGTGTTTGCAGGAAGAGAAAGTGCTTTGTCTCCTGTAACCAGTGTTACACTAACAGACGGTCAGTTTCCATCTATTACGATTTCAACTATTCCAAATGTATCTGGATTGAAAAGACGAGTTTATGTTCGATGCACAGAAGCAGGGATAAACAAGTTTTACAATATACCAGAAGCCGGTGCTGCATTAACAGAGTTTTTGCCAACATCTACAGGTACATTTAGTTACGATACAATTACAAACTTGAGTGCGTTTACTGATTCATTTGAGTTATTATATGCTGCTTATGATGGTGTTGATGGTAATGTACAAAGAATAAGAATGTATCCCCGGCAGGATCAGGACTATGAACTAACAGTACGATATATGTACAGACCCAAAAAACTTATTGATGATGCCGATACACCTGAGTTTCCCTCAGCAAGTCACCACGTGCTGGCATATATGTCTCTTCGAGATGTATTCATAAAGCATAACAATGAACAACAAGCGGCGTTGTATGACCGTAAAGTTGCACAAGAAATGCTCAAGATAGAGCAAAGATACCTTAACTCAATTGCTAAGCGGTACATTAAAAGATTTATGGATGGTGGTAGAACTGATCCTGTTCCTCTTTACACACCTTTGATACAAACATAGTATGGAAAACAAACAACAAATAGTCAATGAACTTGCGGGTATAAATGAGTTAGAACCACAAACACCAGACAATTTATCTGAGTTAGTAAACTGGAAAACAGATGATATAACTGGTGGGTGGTCTAGTAAACTTGGCTATGAGATGTATTTTACCTATCGTAATGACTGGATTCCTTTTCAGTCCTTAGCAGTGGTTGATAGTTTGTTTTGTTTTATCAAACACCAAGGCGCTCAAACATTATATTTATTTGAAGCAGGTGGCATATTATACGCTTTAGATGAGTTTTCACAAACACCAACAAAACTTACTTTAGTAAGTGATCGCACTATAAACAAAAGAACAGAAGCCAAAACTCAATTTTTACAAGTTGGTAAGTTTGTTTTAATAAGCAATGGGTATGATACGCCAATAAAATATATAGGTTGGCCACAAATTAGAACTGACTTTTTGACTGAAAGACCTATATTTTCTTTAGGTTTTTATAGGCCGCCTAGTACACCAATAGCTTGGGGCGTAGAAACAACAAGCAGCACTACTGCATCTGTTGGCAACGTTACAAGTGTTCCCGGGTTTAGTACTAATTTTTCACAAACAGGATTAGGTTTAAAAACAAGTTCAAAGAATAATTCTTACAAATGGAAAGTTGCTTATATATCTAATACTGGTTCTGAAAGCCCTATATCAAGTGCAAGCAATACTATTGAATGGACAACACCAAGCAGTGGTTTTGGTTTTAATTTAACTGTTGAAATACCTTTAGGTGAGAATGATATAGTTGCAAGAAGGATATATAGAACCAAAAACTTTTCATCCGATACCACTAATAGTGGAGATGTGTATTATTTTGTTAGAGATATACCAAACAATACAGAAACATTTTTTATAGATGATATGCCTGATGTTGCTTTGGGTTCTGTAATGCCTGATGAAAGCAGCAGTATTATATTTCCGGCACCACAATTTCGATATATGTCTCTTTACAAGGATTGTTTATTTGTTGATGGTGGCGTTGCAAATGATGATGCTATTTATTTTAGTGTTCCAACAAGGCCAGACCAATTTGAATTGTTAAATTTTCTGACTGTAGGTAGAAAGCAAAGTGGTGGTATAACTGGGTTCTATGGTTATTTTGGATATATGCTGGTGTTTCGTGAAAACGGTATTGATGTAATACAAGGTGATTACCCTAATTTTGTGGCAACACCATTTCAAGATCATATTGGAACTAAGGCTGTAGATACAATTACTTCTATACCAAATGTAGGAATAGTGTTTTTAACTATTGATGGTGTATATGCTGTTCAAGCAAATATAGAATACTCAGATAAAACTTCTGTAAATAAAATATCACATGCAATAACCGATACAATAAGTAGAATTAATGTAGATGTAATTGCTTCAGCGTCAGCAGTATACTCTGCTAAACATAGGGAATGGCATTGTTATTTTGCAGTTGATGGTAGTGATGTACCAAATCTAGGAATAGTTTATCATGTTGACAAGAACGCTTGGAGTGTGAGAGAAGGTTTCCCAGTAAACTGTATTACAAAAAATATGGATGGTGATATAGTTTTTGGTCTAAACAGCAAAGCTGCAAGCGCAACAGAACCTGCGGGGTTGTTTGTTATTTCAAAAAGAAGGTCATTAGGGCAAAAGATTGTTGCAGATAATATAGTTGACAATGATCCTCCAACTAGCACCATGGCTTCTGCTTGGCTGGATATGGGCGATCCTTCATTCAAAAAGAAAGTACACGGTGTTTACCTGTTTATTAGAACAGGAGGCAGCACAACTATATCTATGGATGTCTACAAGGACTATGACTATAATACTTATAGTACTACGCCAGGTGTTAAGTTACAACGTGCAGACTTTGCTGACCAAAATGTATATGACTTGGTAAAGTTAGATGATGATAAGTTCTGGGAAGAGCCTATGGTTACACCAATACGGTTTGATGTACATAACGGTAGTTGTTCTTGGTTTCGATGGAGAATACAAACAACAGTAGATGTTATCGTTATTGGTTATGCTGTTGATTATACAGTATCTGGCACACGTATTATTGCTGGTAAGAGGTTGTCATGAGCAAGAAGTGGACAGAAGCATCACCGGAAAATGAAGCCATTGTTGATTACAAAGAATTTAATGCAGGGTTTAACGCATACAAAAGTTCTTTTAATGGTGACTTAGACAGAACTGTTTTGCCAGAAGATACTTTTACAAACACTCAAAAAGTAACTGGTGCTTTGCATAAAGTTACTATAGAAAACTCAGACGATATGTATACAAAAGGCGTATTGGTTGATGCAACAACAGGTTCTTTAGGAGAATGGAGAGGTCTGTCCTACAATACATACACTGGTGGATGGGTCGAAATTGATTCAGTATCAGTTGATAAATTTAAAGATGGAATGTGTCATTGGGAATATAGATTTCATTATCTTGTAGATATATTTTTAGGTAACACTGATGCTTCTAGTTTAAAGTTTTTAGAAGTAAAAATGGAATGGGACGGTGTTACTGTTATGGAAAGTTCGCGTATTTGTTCTGCAATAGGGACTATACGTTTGGTTACTGATTTTCCTACTTCAGGTGGTACGCACACTGCTAAAGTTTTTGTGCGTAGTGTTGCTCCATCCGCTACTGAAGTGTTTGATAATAACTTAATAAATATAACAGGCCCTTCACATTTATTTATTGGTAGGTGGAGATAATGGCTATCATAAAAAATACAGGTATTAAACGCGGTGATAAATTAACTGCAACAGATTTGAACGCGGAATTTGCTGCGGTAAATACTGGTTTTCCTATGAATGAAGACAATGTTCGTAATGAAGGTGTAGATTACAAAGCATTTGATACTGGTGGCAGTGGTAGTTCTACAGGAAAAAATGGTGTAATTTTAGTTGATGCTAATGGTTTTGTTTTACAAACATCAGGCACCAGCACTATTGTTAGGGAAAATACTAGTGTTGCTTCTGATACAGCGGTAGGTGATAAAACCGGATTAAGTATATCTGCTGTTGCTGGTGATATATTACGTGTATACTGGCAAGCACAGATAACAACATCAACAACATCATCAGGTTATCCTACAGGTACTGGCGCTATACACTCTACTGCTTGTTGGGTGCACAGATTACAGTGGCAAATTAATGGTAGTGGATCATATGTTGATGTGCCCGGACAATCTGATTTAAACCAAACAATAGATGCAAGTGGCAGTAAAGGCACTATAATGGATGAAACTATTGCATCTGCATTAGTAAACAGTGCCATCTATCATAAAAATGGTAGCGGTACACCAACATTAATTGATCCGGCAATAAGAACATCGTATGGTTCCTATTACTATAAGTTTACAGGCAGCACTACAATAAATGCTTTTCGTATTGTAGCGCGTGGTTTATTTATGCCAATATATGTTGCGTCTGGTGGTGGTAATCCAGCATATTCTGAAGACAAGAATTGTTTGCAGTTATTAACTGTAAGTACAGCACAACAAATTACATTCAACCAAGTTGATTTAAACTATTTATTGATGCGGAGTGAATAATGGCAATTACATTTCCAAAGACTTGGAGTAACGGTGAAACGCTAACTGCATCTGATACAAAAAATAACTTAGATGCTATGCGTGATAAAGCACAAAAGTTAGTTGCTGCAGATGTAAATACTGCTTCTGCTTGGATAAATACACATCATATAATGCAGCCTTCATACAACAGTGTAACTAATGTTTCTTCTGCAGTATCTGGTGTATTTGGTGGACAAAACAATGGTAGTTCTTTTCATAATATGTCGTATGTAACTAGATGGATGAGTTCAAGAACAAGTACACCAACAACACCACAAGTTATATTTGTGCCATTAACTTGTGTACAGATTGATTTAACAGCACCCTGCACATTGTTTATTCAGTGGTATATGAATCATTTGTCACCAGATGATGCTGATGGTTTAACAGGACAAACGCAGTTTTTTGCTTATCATAGAAGCGGTAGTATACAAGACGGCTTTTCACACAAAGTACCAGCTAAGCCAAATGGTAGTGGTAATAGTGCATTTTTAGAAGGTTGTTATCAAACTAATGGAAGTCTTATTGTTAATGCTGTTGGCAGTACAGGCACATCAAATTTAAATTATGGTATAGGTGTTAAAGCAAAAAGCACAGTTGGTCGATGTGTGCAAATTGCTTGGAGCGTTAGTATAGAATGTTTTTATATGTGAGGAATATATGGATCCGTTAACAATGGCTATGATGATGAAGGCTTTAGCAGCAGGTGTGCAAGGTGTAAGTGCTGGCGCAACTGCTTTACAAGGAGTAGACCGGCTTTCTTCTGGTGACAAAAACAGAATGAAAGAATTAGAACGTAATCAAGCATTAGGTTTACTTGGTTTAGATGAAGCACAAGAGCAAAGTATATTAAACCAACAACTACAACCTGTACAGGAATCGTTACGTGAAGCATTAAATAGACAACAACAACGTGGTCTTATAGAGGATGTTGGCCAAGGTGCTACATTTCGAGGTGAAGCATCTTTATTGGAAGCGCAAAACAAATCAAAAGCAGCAGCCTTAGAGACTGCGCGTGATCAAATAACTGAACTTGATCAGTTAGAGAAAGCAGCACAAGAACGTGAACTTGCAGCATTAAAACGTAGACAAGTTGAAAACAGACAAAGAATTGCCAGTGGCCTAGGACAAATAGGAAGTTCGGCTATAACCGCGTATGGAGATTATCAAGCAGCACCAGATATGGCAGCATCTATAAAAGCAAGAGAAGCAGCATTGCTTCAAAATCTAGCAGAAGAAACAGCAGAAGGAGGTATGAAATCTAAGGATCAACAAGAACTTAATGAAATGTTAGGAGTAAAAGATCCGTTAACATTTGGTAGTACTTTAACTGATACTAAACAACAAATAACACCATTTGATCCAGAACCTCAAGCCCCAGTTAAAACAGAAACAGAAGTCCCAGCACAGGCAGTTCAAGTAGGTGAACAGTTTATTAAGTCTTTTGTTCGGGATGGAAACGAACAACCTTATGGCTATGAGTTTACAGGTTTGGATGAAAAAGGAAGACCAAACTTTGTATATTTGCAATTAGGCTCTTTAGCAAAAGGTGTAAAATTAACATTTGCTGATGATAAAAATGAAGATAGATACCAAGAAGCTTTAGAGCTGTATGCAAAAAGTTTAGGTATGACAAAAGAAGAGTTTTTAAAATCCATAAAGGAGAGTGAGTAATGCCTAATTATGAATTTTATGCGCAAATGGCTAAGGGTCGAGAGCAGTTTTATGTTGACGCGTATTCTGCAGCATACCGTGATTTAATGAATGTATACAAAAGTGAAGTGGCTGTACAGAAAATGCTGTATGACCAGTTAACACTAGATAAAGAAAACAATCAAGCATTGTTAAAACTTATTGCCAATCCTCCAAGTGATGTGGCATTAGAGGAATTTCAAGAGTTAGTTAAGTTGCAAGAAAAGTATGATGATCTAAAACTTAGAGCTAGTATCTCTTCATCTAAAAATTATTTAGAAGCAAAAAAAGCAGTAGACCGAGAGTATCAAATACCACCAGTATTAAGAACTCAGCTAGAAAACTTGGTTGAAGAAAAACAAGGTAGTGCCCAAGGTTTGCCAGTTGCTGTAATGGATGATAGAACAAAAAGTAGATTAGTTGCAACCATACGTTCTATTCCAACTGACGAAGGACAACAGCAAGCGATGGCTATGTACTTGCCATTGTTTGCTGACATTTACGAAGCAGACACGGAAAAAAGTTTAGCTACTAGTATAGGTTTAGATTATGTTGATGGACAATCTTTAAATGCACTAAGAGAACAACAAATTAAAAATATGCGAAGCAAAGTTTCTACTAGTGCTGGTCGAGACGCTAAAAGTACAGCTCGTCAAATTAAAAATCTAGTAGATACAAAGTATTCAGAGTATTTGACAATACTTGAAGAGGGTGATGAGGGCTTTAAGATTATTGAAAAACATATAGTAGATACTCCTGATGTGCAAAGGTTATCAGAGATGCCTCAGTTTCAAGCAATAGCACCACCACAAGAAAAAGATATATTACGTAAAACAGCAGAGTATTATAAGCCATATGGTACTGAAGATTTTAAAGAAGGTATTGCTGAAATAGAAGCCAATAAACAAGCGCAAGCCCAAGCAAAAGAAAACTTAATGACGCAACTTCCTGAGTGGGCACCAAGAGCATATGAAGTAGGGCCAAAAGTATTTGAAACTATAGACAAAACGGATGAAGAATTGAATGTAGGACTGCCAGAAGACTTTGCATTTAAACAATTAGGTAGCCCTACATTTAATATAGAAGAAGCAATTAAGGCAATCGACACAGAATTTACAGATCCAAAAGATCAACAAGCAGCAGTAACTATTCTTATTCGTGATCGAATGAAAAAACATAGGCTCTCTAAATCAAGAGACTTAGACAAGTTGTTAAAGTAATGACACCAGAAGAAAGAGCCAAGTTTGATAAAGCATATCAAGAGTTAAGAGATCAATTTTTAGCAGGAAAAATTGATAATTATACCTACAAGCAAAGAAAGTTAGCATTAAATAAACTTAATATAGGTGCAGTAGAACAAGCTAAACAAATACAATTAGAAGATTTACCTGTAGGTAATATAGTTCCTGCATATAAACCAAATGCAAATGTTGATAAATCTGTAGGTGACGCATACGAAGCCACGATTGATTGGTATCAAGACAACCAAGGTCTTAGTTATGAAGAGGCAGCAGAAAAATCTAGACAAGATGTTTTAGCAAAATTAAAACCAGCAACACCACAATTCCGTTCTGACCCTCCTGTATTTCGTAGTGACATAGTTAGAACAGATCAAGGGTTAATGTTGCGTGATCCTGTTACACAAGAAATACGCGAAATGACTGCAGTAGAAAAAATTACTCAACCATTTTTGCGTCAACAAGTTGCTTCTTTAGAGGATTACAATCGTACTTTAGCGCAACAAGAAATGATGAAAGAGGAACGCGCAAAAGAAAGAGCTGCTGCTCGGCAAAAATTTGTTGAACAAGCAAGGTTGAATAGACAATTAATAGATCAAGGCTTAGTAAATCCAGATATAACTTTGACAGAGTTTGAACAAGAACAATTACAAGATTTAGTAACAAGTGGTGAAGAAGCGTTTGGAGGTTTAGTAGGTCCAGATAATACAACTAATATGTTTGGATATGATTCATCTGTACCAGCATTAACTGAAGATGAAATCAAAGAGTGGTTAGCAAAGCAACGTGGCAAAGATAGAATTAAAGAAAAGTTAATAGGTAAAGTTGAAGGTGCTGAAAGAATAATGGTTTCACCAGACTACCAAGCAGGTGTAGTTTATGAGCCAACTTTAAGTGCTGGAATACGATCTCTTAATTTAATTGGTGGTGGTGCTGCTGCTGTTATACTTACCCCTGCTTATGAGGCTAACTTAATACCCGGTTTAAAAGAAACTGAAACATTTCAATTAGCAAAATCAGGTGAGATACTAGATCAATTTGCATTGAATATGGTTAACGCAACAGATGTAATGGACTATTACAAGAACAATGAATTGATTGTAGCAGGAATGGATTCAATTATGCCGGGCTATGGTCAAAGCATCGCAACAGGTATGGGGTTTTTTGCAAGTGCAATGAATCCATATGCAGGTCCAGGTCTAATATTAAAATATGGTTCTAAACCTATTGTTGGTTACGCAAAAACAATGGCTGCTAAAAATGTAGTTGATAATATGTTGCGTACTGCTGCGGTTAAAAATGCAGACGGTGGTGTGTTAACTGCTAAAGAAATAATTGATCAAGAATTAAATCCTACTCTATCTTATTGGCTTAGTAATGTTGAACGTAATGATTTAAATGATTTGGCTTCAGAAAGAGTAGCGGAGCATTTGTCTGCTGCGACTACTATACGTGCAGGGTTAGATGCTAACGGTAGTATATCTGCAAAAGAGTTGGGAGATATAGCAGCAACACCAACAGGAGTTGCAATAATAAACAATGCTATCAAGAAAGATATGGAGCCGTTCTATAAGAAGGTAGGACAAAATAAAGTTACCGCAGAACATTTTGTAATGTTTAAAAATGATCTTCCAAGTTGGCATGGATCTGCAGATGGGCCTGTATTAACTAGACAGAATAGTGGAGATTATGTCAGTAGTTTATTGCAACCATATAAGGAAGCAGCCAAAACAAATAGAGCAGTAGCGCGTATTTACAATGAAAGCCAAGCAGCTTTACGTATGAGTAGAGAAGCACTAGAGTTAACTGGAGAAGCAAAAAGAATAAACACAGATAGTTTAACTACTGAGTTTCAAAACGAAGTCATACGATCAAGGCTTGCTAAAGAAATAGGCGAAGGCAATGTATCACTAGATGAATTAGCAAAAGTTATTAAGTCAGCACGTAATGAAGATGGTGTTCTTACTGGCGAAGCAATAAGTAAACTTGGTTTAAAATACGATACTACTACAGCATCGTTGAGTGATATGTTTGTTGGGTTGCGTAATACATTAAAAACTCCATTGCGTGAAAGACTATTGAACTTTCTTCCAACTAACTTAAAGGTTGTTGCCAGTGATACAGTTATTGATGTTAGCAAAGATCAAACTAAGAAGTTCTTAAAGAACAAAAACTTCAAAGCACATCTAAATAATTTAAGAAACAAACAAAAATCAATAGATTTTAAAGATGATAGTTACATCATAACTAATAATAAAGTTAGAAATGAAATTGTAAAAGATGTAATTGATTATTATGGTGCTGATAGAATACGACAATCAGAAGGCTTGCGGTCATTATTAAATAATCTACTAGACAATAAGATAACCTTGGATGATCGTATCTTAATTGATAATGCAATACAATCGCAATCTGCTATAAAGCATTTAGGCGCATTTCGATTAAGAGAAGCAGGTGAACAATATACAAGAGCGGCTAGACCAGAAGAGTTTAGAGGAGACTTGATTGATCTGAGTAGAAAAGATCAACAACTAAGTAAAGGTTATGCAAGAGAAGTAGCAAGAGACATAAGGAATTTATTTAAAGCCATTAAAAGTTCACCTGAAAAGAAAAATCTACAGTTTGATGAAGGTGTAAAACCAAGTATAGAGTTTGTAGAATTACAGAAAGAACTTAATAATCTACAAGATATGCTGGTAGAAAATACTAAGAAAGAGTTTCAAGAGTTAACTAAAAAAGCCGGTAATCCAGTAAGGGCCTTAAATATAATGGGTGAACAGACCCTGCAAAAGGCTGTTAAATCACAAGAAATTTGGCTAGACCGTACAGTCAAAGATAATTTCGATGGAGACTATGTTGAATACATAAGCACAATGACTAACGAAGCGGATCAAGCATACTTGTTAGGTCGAGTAAAACAAGGCGATGACCCTCGAGCAGTAGCATTAGATTACAATACCTATTTTGTAAGAATAGATGCACTTGAAGCAATGCTTAGAAGGTATATGGGTGAGCGTAAATATAATGATTTATATGGTGGAGTTGATAGAAAATCAGGAGGAATGGCAAGAAGAGATTTGTTTATGCCAAGCGAAACTCAACGTATCGCAGAAGGTTTTGTTGAAGGTGCAAAAGCAAGAACTAGATATGCGCCTGTTGCCTCTAATGTAATGAAACCTACATATAGCAACCTGTTAATAATAGTAGATAAGATTAAAAATAAATACCCTACAGTAAAACTGTTACGCACAAGAACAGGCAAAGCAGTTCCTACTGTACCGTATATGGAATGGATACTTGGTGTTAGACGTGGAGCACAATTATCAGCAAAGCAGGCTGCTTGGATAGACAGAAATCCTAGATTTAGAGTTTCTTATTATCCTTCATATACAAATTTAAATATGGAAATAGATTTAAATCCATTGGCGAATCAATATAAAAAGATGTTTGAGAATGCTGTGGTTGCTTTTACAAGAAATGGATACAGCATTGACCCAGATAAGCAAAGAGAAATAATAGATAAGTGGGCACCAGAAATGGCCCAGTTGCATTATGATACAGTTCGTAGGGTATCAGTTAAAGAACGTGAAGAAATAGTAAAAGATATAGATGGTCTTATGCGTAATCAAAATACATTAAGTCCAAGTTTTAATGTAGCAGATAAAGATTTTAGAGTACGTCATTTATCTTTTGTAAAAAAGACTATTGATAATGAAATGAAAAAAGTAATGGCAAATGCTGTAAAAGGTAAATCACAAATACCTTTTCCCGGTGGAGATGTTCAGGGTGTGGGTGGACAAGGTAAAAGCATAAATCAAATATTAGAAGATATGCGAGGTGAAACGTGGAATATGATGTTCAATCCACCACCTGCTGATGGACGTTATTTTGGTGATCCTGCTATTGGTATCTTGCAAGACATGATGGACAATGTACAACAGTTTTATCGTGCTAATGGAATGACCATCAACAATAGTTTACCAGAGACATTAACAATGAACGCGCCAATGTTCGCAAGAATACGCGATACAAATTATGGTGCAGTATATGGTACAGAATTGTCTGAAACATTTGCTACATTAAATGATTTAGCAAAGACAAATAAACTTGAGGCTATGATGACTAGCCTAACTAAGGCTGATGATGAATGGTCACAATGGCTTGCAGGTACAGTATTAGATGCTGTATCTTGGGGCCGACGTTCTATGACACAAGGAATGTTAGGTGGGTTTCCTTTTCCAAATGGTAGATACTTAGGAATGAACATACTAACGGCTCCTTTTATTATGCTTGGTACGTTAGGGTTATCCAGAACTTGGAGGTCTTTAACAAGAGGAGCCGGTATAGCCATTAGTAAGCCTTTTAAAGCTGGTTCAATAAAAGAAGCCATGAAAAATGCGCTTTGTATATCACAAATACCAGATAATGCTGTTGTTTTTACATCTATGTCTGGTAGAAAGTATACAGCCAAAGAACTTAGACTATTAGAAGATGCAAATAATCTTGGGCTAAGTCGTGGACGTGTAGAATTTTATGAAGGACAAGCAACTGAATTGCTAGAAGGAACAGCCGGAGCGCGTGGTGTAAAATTAACAGGCGAACCAGTGTCTGGTTGGAATGTAGCAGGAAAAAATCTTAACCCAACAAGACGTAATCTATGGAGTAAATTTGCTGATAGTTCAGACCATACGTATAGAAGAGCAACATTTTATTCAGCATTAAAAGATGATATGCCTATAGAACAAGCAGTAGCTTTAGCTAAACGTTCTGTTTTAGATTATGGTGCTATGAGCCAAACAGAAAAACAATTTTTCAATAGAGCTGTAATGTTCTGGTCATTTACAAGACAAATACATGCTGAAACAATTAATGCTTTAGGAAAATCAGTGCTTGGTAATGCAGGGCCTAATTATTTAGCATCAGTAATGCGTAGTTCTATGAAACAAATTAATGGCGCTGGTAGTTGGTTTAATAGTGACGATAGTGTACACGGCAGATTATTTGCTTGGACACATGAAGAAGAAGATAAACTACCTAGTATGACATATGGCCCAACCAATCCATATGTTGAAGTGTTTAATACATTTACAAACATTGCAATGTTAGTGGCTGATGAAAATAGAATGCAGGCTGCTTTAGATTATTTAATTAACAGTAGACAAAGACCAGTTTTAAATGTTCTTAAACAATCAGTGTCAGAAAATGTTTATTTAACAGTGCCATCTGATATAGTCTATGCGTTTAAAGCATTACCCGGTGATGGGTTTTTATGGAACCAACTAGTTACTACCTACAAAATAGAAAAGGTTACACAGTTATCTAAGATGAGAAGGCAAGCACCTATATTTGATGGTGAACAATACAGATTTAAAACTAAACAAGATCGTTTAAGGTTTGAATATGCTATGCTTTTTTTTACTGTGCTAGGTGTTACTCGTAACTTCCGCGACATAAGCAAAACAACAATGGCTACGGGTTATGTGCCTGAAGGTCAGAATATAGAATTAAAAAGATTTCAAGACCCAAATGCTTTAATGTATTGGTTAGGTATGGAAACTTCAATAGAGTACAAAGATTTAAAAGATATAATAAACAGAAATCAAAATAAAATTACTAATGATATGAAACAACTTTATAGAGAAAGTAGATAAATAATATATAATAAAAATAACAAGGAGAAATTAGAATGAGAGTTAATAGTTTTTTACATCCGGTAACATTTGATAGTGACATAACAGGTGTTGATACTACTTATCATACAGATAGAAAGCATACAGTAACGTTGGGTAGTTTTCCAGCAGGTTCTTCTTTTACTGGCAAGTTACAACAAATAACAATTTTTGTAAGTAGTATTGCGTCATCAGCAGCAAATATGACATTTAAAGTAACAAAAGATAGTGCAGGTAATAAAACTCTAACTGATGTTGAGGCTGGTGCATTTACAATAGGACAAACCGCAACTACTGGAAGTCTTACATTTGTACCAGAGTATCCTATTTATGTTGCTGGTGGCGATACAGTTTATATTTGGTACAAAGTAGATACTGGGTCTTGCACAGTTGATTCCGATTCACATTTAATTTGGGAGGAATAAACTATGTCAGTAATAAGAAATTTTGGAAGCAATACTAGTGTCAGTGAACTAACAGTACGTTCAGGCGATATTGTATTTAGTGCTGCAGGTAATTTATTAGAGGGTAGCACTGCAGTATTTTCTTTTGATGCTACTGGTAACGTAACTAAGATTGGTCAAGACTCACCGTCAACCAATGAAGTACTTACTTATGATGGGGCCAAGTGGGTAGCAGCAGCAGCAGGTGGGGGCGGTGGTGGTGACATTACCGGTGTAACTGCAGGTACTGGATTGTCTGGTGGCGGTGCATCAGGGGATGTAACTCTTAGTGTAGATACATCTGTTGTTAATACGCTTAGTGATACTCAGACTATTACTGGTACTAAGACCTTTCCAAACATTGTAAACATTGGAAAGTTTCTTCGTCACGCTGGAGATACCGATACACGTTTGGTATTCTTTGATGCTGGAGACCTTATTGCATTTGAGGCAGGTGGTGTAGAAATCTTTAGAATCAGTGAAGGTACGCAAGATGAGTTTATTGTTAATGATTTTGGTGGCGATGTTGATTTTCGTGTGGAAGGAGATAACGACCCCAACTTAATATTTGCTGAAGCAAGCACAGACAGAGTATCAATAGGTGTTAGTACTGATAGCCCAGCAGCATTGCTTGAAGTTACAGGTGACGTTTCAACTGGTGTACCTTTGCTACAACTAAACAATGTTGATGTTGATGAAAAGTTACTTGATATAAATGCCAGTAATACAACTGGCGATGTTATTGATATAACTGCAGATGCATTAACTACTGGTGTTATTGCTAAGATAGTATCCAATAGTGCTGATACATCTGTGCGGTCATTGATTGATATAACAAATGATAATACCGCTGCTGTGGGTACTACGTTAATACAATTAAAGAATGATGCTGTAGCCAGTAATGGTTCTGTAATTATTGAGAGCACTGCAGCTGAAACCAATCCTATGGTTGAACTTATTAATAGCAATGATAGTGCAGACAAGCCACCAATGATGAGATTTGCAAAAGTAGGTCATTCTTCAGATGGTATGGATATTGGAACTATATCTTATGTAGGTGATAATGCTGCAGGAACACCCGAATCAATTGAGTTTGCAAAAATTAAAGTTGAAGCTACAGAAGTTACAGATACTGATGAACTAGGAAAAATGACATTTAGCTGTATGACTGGTGGCACTTGCGCTGGTAGTGGAGATACAGGGTTAGTTGATGTTCTTAAGATAGAAGGGTTTGCATCTGTTTCTGCTGCTTGGGTAAATCCTAGTGGGGTTGATTGTGATTTTCGTGTTGATGGTAATAGTTTTAATAACTTAATTAGAACTGATGCGTGTAATGCTCACGTTGGTATAGGGGGTTCTCCAACTGCTGCTTCTGCAATACTTGAATGTACATCAACAACCAAAGGATTGTTGCCACCACGTATGACTACAACTCAGCAAAATGCTATTGGTTCACCTGCTGCTGGTTTAATGTTGTACAACACAACAACCAATAAGTTAATGGTATATAATGGCAGTGCCTGGACTGCTTTACATTAGGAGATAAAATGAATAAGAATGCTTTACGGCTAACTATTGCTATAGTGCGCAAGATGATGCCAATTATTATACAACTATTACGTACAGTAGAGAACGCTAAGTCTGAGCAATCGGATGGTGGTAACAAAATAACCAGTGCTGAGAAATGGGCTATTGCTGAAGAAGCAAGTTTCCAAATCTTACCAGCGTTGATTGAAACTATTTCAGATAGTCTGGAGTAAGTTGTGGACGAGACAACCCTGCTAGAATTGTTGGTAAATGGTTCACCGCTTGCCGCCTTTGCTGGGTATCTTGTATACCAGACCAAGGGATTACAAAAGCGTATGGATACTTTGAATGACAAGGCAACCGAACGCGAAGATAATCTACGGTCACGCTATGATAAAGTCATTACAGATCTTACTACTGAAAAGAATGTATTACAACAACAACAACAATATGCCTTAGACCAATTGGAAAAAAAGGTTGACGCGTTGGTAACTTCAGTGGATAATATAAGTCAGGTAGTACAAGAACTACGGATGAAAGACATAGCACGAGAAATAAAATAGGAGAGTAATATGCCAAAAGGTAAAGGTACTTACGGTAGCAAAAAAGGTAGACCACCTAAAAAGAAATCTGGTATTAAAAAGAAGCCAAAGAAAAAACGATGAAGGGAAAACATACCCGTGCTAAAGCCACAATGAAAAGGCTAGGCTTAAAAGGTTTTAATAAACCTAAGCGTACCCCTAGCCATAGTGGCAAGTCTCATGTAGTTATGGCCAAAGATGGAGACAAAACAAAACTGATTCGTTTCGGTCAACAAGGCAAGACTGGTGATAAAACAATGACCAAAAGAGCAAAATCTTTTAAAGCACGTCACGGTAAAAATATTAAGAAAGGTAAAATGTCTGCAGCTTTCTGGGCAAACAAAGTAAAATGGTAAAAGAACTGGTGGTGCTGGTGTTGATGTCCACTTTGCTATTGTTGCTAGTATTATGGAGTAAAGATGAGTAAAAAAGAACCACGTGATTACCAGACAGGATTAACCCACAAGCAATTGAAGTGCGCTCAATTGATTGCAGAAGGATTAAGCAGCGCCAAGGCAGCACAAGCAGTAGGCGTACACGCTCAAACTGTACAGAACTGGAAGAAGATACCTATCTTCAAGCGAGTAATGAATGAGTATAAACCTCCTGAACAGCACATCATTGCATTGCTACCAATGAGGGAACATACTCCGGAGGAGTTAGATAAGCGTTTAGCCCAGCTGGTATGTCCTGCAGTAGAGGCAATGGGCCATATACTGGGTAGCCCTAACAGTAATGATATGGCTAAGATACAGGCGAGTAAGTTTGTATTGAGTACACTGTATCAACGTTGGGTGCATAGTCAGGATGTAGCGCCTGAACAACTAAAAGACTTGAAGGAAGCACTAAGAGTTATAAAGTAAAAAGACCGGTCAATGACCGGCCTTATACTTACCCTCTTAAGTTATTATTTTTCCCTCAATAAAAGTCAAAGAGTTATTTCAATAGTAGTTGTTCCACCTCCTCTGTTATGGTTTTCGATTTTCGTAACAGATTTACCCGTACAAGTTTGTCTTGTGGCGGCCCACCTGTTCTAACATAGTGTAAGGCTGTATCAAAGTCTTCAGTATTGGGAACCAACATTGGTAATGGCTTTGCTAAGTCTTGCCATTTATCTTGGGTAGTTTGTTCTGGTTCTGGTTTCTTGGCGTAGATTGCTACTGAAGGCCCGTCCTCATACACGGGATCCTCATAAATAGGAGAAGTATAGTACTTCGATTCTGATTCAGGTTCGCTAAATTCATCTGAAGCTTGATCGCTATAAAGATAAGCGTGTGCATTAAGGAGTTTTAAAACACATCTATCCACAGCTCTTTTTTCAGCCATTGCATAAGGAAAATTATTTTTGTTATTCTTTGGTGAACACTCGCCAAACGATTGAACAACTCTATCTCCGTGCTTTGCTGTACACTTGACAACTACATCAGGACTAAAGTTAAGTACTTCTAATTCCCACGTGATACCTTCGTGAGCTGCAGCAATTTCAATAGCCCGATGTTTAATAATCCAAGTTTCCTTGCGTCCTCTTTTCAATGCCCAAAAATCATTTCTTCTGGATAGTCCATATTGTTTTGTAAATCTGTCTATAAGGTTTTGTGTATAATCGCTCATTGTTTTATCCTTAGAATGGTAGTGGTATTACTGGTAGTGTTGGTAGTGGTTTTGACTCTGGATAGTCTAGTACTTGTCTTGCTCCAGAAGCAGTCGGCATAAGTTGTCGAGCCTGTACTTTCTCTGCCATCTCTTCCACATATTGTAGTATCTCAATAGGTAGGCTGTCACCTGTTGGACAGTGTCGTAGCATCTCCCTAATAATCAATGGTAGGCATTGACCTAACAGTCTATCCCATTCCTCTTGTTGTTCTTTATTTCTCATGGTTTCCTCGTAGTCTAGTTGTTGTTCTATTTGTTTTATTTGTTCTTCTGTATATTCTATACGTGACTCGTCACGCTTGTACATTTCCCAGTCTTCTTTTGTCCAGTGCTTTGGATCTTTCATACTATAGTGTTGGTCTTTCATTTTATCTCCTTGGTTAGTTTGGCCTGTATGCGATAGTAGTTATCCATCTCTTTGAAGTACGCATCATAGGCAGCGTCGATCATCCACTCGTCAGGCTTTAGTTCTATCTCATAGACTAGCGGATCGTTCCGGTGCTTCCAATGCTGAATTACGGATGTTGAAATAATACATTCCGCAGTTTCCTCTAGGCCCTCACTACCAAAATACTCTTGTCTAGATAGTATCCACTCGTGCGGGTAGTCACGTATAAGAGCCTCCTGTAGTAAAGACTCAAGATCCCATTTATCTTTAGACTCTCTAGTAATCCATAGGTCGATGGTAAAAATACCATCTTCCTTCAATTGTTCATGTATATGGCTATCCATTATTCGCTCCTGTTGTTGGTAGGCATAAGATGTCGATGCATCCTGCTTTTAAAGTGTTCTTGTAATAGGTCTGACGGTATCTTGAACGTTCCGGTCTTATCCATCAGGACATAGCGGTCAGTGTTAGGGTAGTACAATATGATGTACCGTCCATTGATAAGGCGCGTAGTTGTGACTACCGCATTGTCAGGGATAGGCCACAGTGCTATCCATTCTTCGCGGGTTAGTTGGTGGCAGGTTTGTTGTTTCATTGTTTTGTCCTTTTTTGAAATAGCGATTCCTTTTGTTCTGGACTCGCATTGGTTAGTACGTTCAACACTGTGCTGAACGGTTGTTTACCGGTACGGTTTTGTATCCGTTCCTGCAATTCTTTATATTCGTTTGGTTTTAAAACTTGCTTGTGCGTAAAGGTACGCAAATCTGCGGCTGTTCTATGCCATTGCAGCAATTCAATCCGCTCATCTTTCCGTGCTAACATTTCCCTGTGGCTGGCAAGTCTAGTATTGGTAGCCCCTAGTCTTTCAATGCTACCCTCACATCCACATATGCACACCCGTAGCACTACATAGTATTCTCCTTGTTTGTACCGTGGATGAGGTTTATGATCTAACCAAATAAAATGCATAGCAGTGTTGGCGTATCCGTCACGGTATATGCAATCAGGACATAGTTGATAGTCGTGCTCCGCTTCGTGCGTTGATCCTAAACCTAGAGTCTTTACGCGTTGTTTTACAACGGACATTATCTCGCCAAGTGACGGGGGAAACTGACTAGGTTGCTGAATGATATGGTCTATTGCTTCAGTTAATGCACGGTCAGGACTATTGTATAGTGCTTTGATCCATGTCGTTCTTGCTCGTTGCATAAACTCGTCACTACGATTCCAAGCTACCGTAATGCGGGATAGATTATAGGTTATGTTTTCGATTCTTCTTACGTTCAATTCCTCTATTGATATACCCAATAGAGTATGGGCGTAGTATGTCTTTTCGTGGTATTCCATTATATTAGATTCCCTTTGTCGTCATACTCCTGTGGTATGATCTTTTGCTGTTGCTGGTTAGTGTTAGTAGTTTGCTTCTTAGTTGGTTTTTGTTTCCAAGTTCTGGCTTTGATAAGATTTTCCTCATAGGCTCCTGAGTTGAGCAATGAATATAGTTGTACGTTGCCAGTGTTGCGTCTCCATTCAGCACGGCCACAGGTAACAGCATAGAATACCCAGTCTATAATGAGCAGAACATCCTCTATTTTGCATTGCCTAGCACATCTAGCACTGACACCTAGATCACGTGCAAGCAACGTCTCAGGGTGTGGATACTCGCATTCAGTTGATACCTGTATATAGTGAGCAAGAATCTGTTTGGCTTTGGAAGACTTCTTTATGTAGGCGTAGAGTTCTTCTGATGTATTGTCTTCTGCCTTATAAACAACAACACCAATATCTATTAATCTATTATGTTTATAGGCCATCGATACATCCCGTCCTTCGTGGTCTGTTGATAAAGTTTGATTGATTCTTGATTGAATCTTGATCGATTCTAAATTTTGAGTATCGGTGTTCACGGGGTTATCAGAAGAATCTTGCATGACTTTTGCATGACTTTTGCTTGAATCTTCTATATCGCCCGTGTTGTCTATCCATTGTTGCATTGCTATGCATAGCGTACGAGTCTTGTGATAAGACCATCCCCACTTGCTAGCGAGTTGTCTCTGCGGTGGAACTCTATTCAATGAATTAAGTTTCATCCACTCAAAGCTGGCTTCGATATAAGAGTACGGTTGACCGGTAGGCTCCAAGTAAAACGGAACCATAACATATATACGTTTGCCATTCTTAATCGATCGTGCTATTCTTTTTGTAGTCATAGGCTTATCCTTCTATGATTTCTAGGTTAGTGTTATATTCGGGACGGGGTGTAGTTGTTGATACCCCGTCCTTTTTATTTATATCCATTCAATTTGTTTATCCCACAGTAGCAGGAGCATTGTTTGTATGTGTTTGCAGGTTCCAACGTCACTGTAAGTGTACGCTGGGCAAGAACAAGTTGCTACTTTCTCAGTTACCATCTGAGTATACGTTTCTGTATCTGTTTTCATAACTCCGGTTATGGCCGTGCGTGTTGCACTTCGTGACCACTCCCTTTTTGCTGAACCGTCTACATAGGAACGGTATAGTTCTTTGGTCGCCTCCCCTTTGCTCGATGCGCACCGCTCATTAAAATACTGGTAGTGTTGTATGATGATAGGCAGCATTGAACTATTCACTTGTATCATTATCCACCGCCTTTGTTGTATCCTCTGGTATGTCGATACTATCGACAACACCAACACAATCGTTAGTATTATTGTAACCGATCCCGTGTTCATGCTCCAGTTGAACAACATAGTTTCTGCAACATTCTGCTATCGTTTGACTCTTGCTTACCTCTAGGAAGGTAGACACACGGTCTAACCGTGCATCTAACTCCAAAGATAGGCGAGTACTCCGCACTATGGACGGCCCGCGCCCGTGTGCTTTATATCCCGTGTTTCTTCGCTTCATCTTATCATCCACCCCGTTATGTCCATGTCATGTTCTTCTTGTTCTTCAGAGTCATGGTATTCAAACCATAGATACGCCTTGGTCTCATCGGCCGTCCACTCTTTTTTTGACACAAGATAAGAGATTCTATTTACAATGCGCACACCTGCACAGATCCACTCGGTGTCGCGTCCGTCTGTCCCACCGCCTTGGACGATCGTCCAGAGGCGGTGTATATTCCCACCGGCGGCAGCCTTAGCACTGTTCAGGCAATCGTAATGCCATTCTCCGTTTTCATCCTTTGGGCAGACACCGAATTCGTCTGACCATTCTTTATCAGTAAGCTCTAAATATCTCATAGATTCCATCCATTTCTTTCTGCCTGACATTCTCTACATATGTCGGTATCTTTCCCGCACCACCGCTTATCATCCTCGGTTATAGGGTCGTCACACTCTCTACATATTGGGTCGTCACACATACGTTTAATAGACTCAATTGCTTTGTCTATCTTGCTAGTATCAAGAGGGTTGAAACC